GATATCTTCGGTGAACCAATATTATCTAAAGACTTTATTATGAAAGCAATACTATAGGGATCTTGACGATCCCTTTTTTTATGCTATAATATGAATATCAAATTAATTGTATTATGAATCCAGTTGAAGCGTGGAATGACATTCCATGGACAGATGTTCCTTTATTTCTTATATTCTTAATCGCATTGTATTGGGTAAAGAAAACTATAGATTTAAGATTTGCCCGTAAACAATCTAAGGTGGTGTACAATGTTAGAATAGTTGAAGATTCTCACATAAATATAGATCATGGGCAGATAGATGAAATAGTTCATAATCATGTGGAAGGTAAAGTCCATACTCACGAAGAAAAATGGTAAATGATTTATTTTTTAATTACTGGATCTAGTTTTTTTAACTTTTGTTTTTATATTTTTGCGATTGGTTTTGTAATCTCATTAATTTTAGAACAGATTGTAAGAAGGCAAGGTGATGAATTAAATATTTTGATTGTCACTGCAAATAGAAAATTTTGTTGGCAACAAGCATGGGTAGTAAATATATTTTGGTTTTTCTGCAATATAGGAATATTTCTCATATCTAGAAATAATCAACCGATTGGTTCTGATATTATATGGAGAGGTGATCTATGAGTTCAAGTGTGAGTTTCAATATTTTAGAAACAAAACTCAAAGATCGCTCTACATTATTAAAATCACTTGAAGAAATTGATGAAAGACCTAATACTCCTTGGAAAGGAACATCTGTAATCGAATTGGTTTTACTTAGTGATCGTAACTATGAAGACCTTGAAACGATTGAGGTTGACTTTTCAATAGGAGTTGATGTAGGATTTAGATTAAATAAAGAAACCAATCAATATGATTTTGTATATCATGAGGAAAATTGGACTAAAGATTTATCTATCAAAGAATTTTTAGATAAATTATCAAATCAATATGAAAAAATAAAAAATGACAATTAAGATTGCAGTTTTAAAAACACAACAACAAGTTATCGCAGATTTTAAAGAGATAATGTCTGGTGAAGAACCAGTTGCTTATTTGTTTAAAGATCCTCATTTGGTTGATTTTAATCAATTCTCATATTCAAGAGAAGAGGACAATAAAAATTCAATTGAAGTATCTTTATCTCCTTGGATATTAGGTTCAGCAGATAAAGAGATTCCAGTTCCTATCAATCAGGTAGTCGCTTTGGTTGAACCCCTAGAATCAATTAAAACAATGTATTTGGAGAAATTAAATGGCAAAGGTAATCAAGTTAATAGCGTTGGTCAACAACAAAATCTTAGTGAGTGAAATAGAGGAAGTTGGTGCTCAAGTTGGAGAACCAGATTGTAAATTAATTAATCCTGTCACTTTAACTACAACGGAAGATAAGATTACAGTTGAAGAGGGTAAAGTTGTTCTTACAAAATGGTTAAGTAATTTTACAAAAGAACGTGAATTTATGATATCTTCTGATAAAATATTAACTATGTCAGATCCTGCACCATCAATCGTAGAAAAATATATGGATCTTGTTGATAAAAAATGAGATTTTATACAAACGTCCAAATGGTTGGAGACAACTTCTTAGTTCGTGGATATGAAGATGGAAAACACTTCGCCACTCGTGAGAAGTTTTACCCAACCCTTTTTGTTGATTCGAAGAAGAGAACAAAATATAAAACATTAGAAGGAGATTATGTAGAGTCAATTGAACCTGGCACTGTAAGAGATTGTCGTGAGTTTATTAAAAAATATAACGAGGTAGAAAACTTTAACATTTATGGTAATGAAAGATTTATATATCAGTATATTTCTGACAAATATCCAGAGCAAGAATTAAAGTTTGACATTGAAAAGATTAAATTAGTTACTCTTGATATTGAGGTCAAATCAGAAAATGGTTTCCCTGATGTAGAATCTGCTGCTGAAGAATTACTTCTTATATCAATACAAGATTATACAACAAAGGAAATAATTACTTGGGGTCTAGGAGATTTTGTTAATAAACAAAAGAATGTAACATACAAAGGATTTAGAACCGAGTATGAACTTTTGAATAACTTTATTAATTGGTGGATGATTGAATCAAATACACCAGAAGTTATTACAGGATGGAATAGCAAGTTATATGATATTCCATATATGTGTCGTAGGATTGAAAGAGTTCTTGGTGAGAAATTAATGAAAAGAATGTCACCTTGGGGTTTGATTACTGAAGAAGAAACTTATATTGCAGGTCGTAAACACATCTCATATGATATCGGTGGTGTATCTCAGTTGGACTATCTCGATTTATACAAGAAGTTTACATACAAAGCACAAGAGTCGTATCGTTTGGATTATATCGCATCTGTTGAATTAGGACAAAAAAAACTTGACCATAGTGAGTTTGATACATTCAAAGACTTTTATACAAACGGTTGGCAGAAGTTTGTAGAGTACAATATCATTGACGTAGAATTGGTTGATCGTCTTGAGGATAAGATGAAGTTGATTGAACTTGCCTTAACGATGGCATATGATGCAAAAGTCAACTATGAAGATGTGTTCTATCAAGTACGGATGTGGGATACCATTATCTATAACTACTTGAAGAGAAGAAATATTGTGATTCCTCCAAAGAATCGTTCAAATAAAAATGAAAAATACGCAGGAGCATATGTCAAAGAACCAAAAGCGGGAAAATATGATTGGGTGGTTTCGTTCGATCTTAATTCTCTGTATCCTCACCTTATTATGCAATATAATATTTCCCCTGAGACCCTCAAGGATGAACGACACCCAACAGCTACGGTTGATCGAATACTTGCGGAAGAACTAAACTTTGAATTGTTTAAAGATAGTGCTGTGTGTGCGAATGGTGCGATGTATCGTAAAGATGTTCGTGGATTCTTACCAGAGTTGATGGAAAAGATGTATAATGAAAGAGTCATCTTCAAGAAGAAGATGATTAAAGCAAAGAAAGCATATGAAAAAACACCAAGTAAAGATCTTGAGAAAGAGATTGCAAGATGTAACAATATCCAAATGGCAAAGAAGATATCTCTTAACTCTGCCTATGGTGCGATTGGTAATCAATACTTCCGCTATTATAAATTAGCAAATGCGGAAGCAATTACTCTATCTGGTCAGGTATCGATTCGATGGATTGAAAATCGTATGAACAAATATCTAAACAAAATTTTAAAAACGGAGAACGAAGATTATGTCATTGCTAGTGATACTGATAGTATCTACCTTAACCTTGGTCCTTTGGTGGAGGTCATATACAAAGGCAGAGAGAAGACTGCTGAAAGCGTTGTGTCGTTCCTTAATAAGATCTGTGAAATGGAACTTGAGAAGTATATTACGAGTTCTTATGAAACGTTGGCCACGTACGTAAATGCTTATGATCAAAAGATGTTTATGAAGCGAGAGAATATCGCAGATCGTGGCATCTGGACAGCAAAGAAAAGATATATTCTAAATGTATGGGATAGTGAAGGTGTTCGTTACGAAGAACCTAAACTAAAGATGATGGGTATTGAAGCAGTGAAATCATCAACTCCTGCTCCTTGTCGTACGATGATTAAAGATGCTCTCAAACTTATGATGAGTGGCACAGAAGATGAAGTGATTGAGTATATTGATAATGCTCGAAAGACATTTAAATCCTTGACACCTGAAGAAGTATCTTTTCCTCGCTCTGCATCAAATGTAGAGAAATATAAATCACAATCTACAATATATGCAAAGGGAACACCAATTCATATAAGAGGTGCTCTCCTATTCAATCATTATATCAAGACCAAAAAATTGACAAATAAATATTCACTTATTGGTAATGGTGAAAAGGTAAAATTTCTTTACCTTAAAAAACCAAATGTTATACAAGAGAATGTAATATCATTCATTCAAGACTTTCCGCGTGAACTTGAACTTGACAAGTATATAGATTATGATCTACAATTTGAGAAGAGTTTTGTAGAACCACTCAAAACGATTCTTGATGCAATTGGATGGAATGTGGAAAAAACTGTAAACCTTGAATCATTTTTTATGTAATGGATTTTTTAAAAGAAATAGTAAAAGAGATCGGAGATGAATATACACAGATTGCGTCAGAAATTGACGAGACTGAAAGATTCATTGACACAGGATCTTACATTTTTAATGGACTCATTAGTGGGTCTATTT